CTATCGACCTTAAGCGTTTCTTAATAATTCATCAACCTTGTGGTTTTACGATGAAGTTTTCAGAACGTAACGCTACTCGACGCTCTTGTCGAGCCTACCGCCTCCGTCTCGTAGATACGATCAGGAAGGCTTCAGCTACTTGGGGTTACCTTCACGAAGTGAAAGCACCGAGATTCGAGCCTGTCTCGGATACGTGCATGGATCTTTCGAAGGAAGTCAAGGCGTACTTGTCTGCGTGTCCTGTTGAGGACCAGCAAGCTACGTTCGCGTGGAATTCGATTAAGAAGCTACAGCCGGCGTCCTGCCGGTGTATGGAAGCTCCCTTGGTCTATTCCGTTGCCAACCATTTCAAATCTGCACCACCTTCCCTTCCTCCTGGCTATCTTTCTTTTGTTAAACGAGTCACTCGTGAGATGTTTCCCTTTGGTTGGGATTCACATTACGAGCGTGACGTTCTCAGCGTCGATCCACCTATTTCTGGTTGTGAGGAGACGCCCCGTTCTTGGGGCGGCATTCACGGCTTTACTTCGAACAGCAAAATTAAAACGTGCACATCGACTTCGGGCTCGCGCCCGTTCCGTCAATCGGCTTTTATTGATGCTTGTTTAAATGGTGTGGATCGCAAACTTTCTACTCGTTCCTATTTAACCGTCGTCCAGTCCGCTGGCAAGCCTCGCCCATTGAGCAAGTTTTCGGCCGACGCCTTACATTTGAAGCCTTTGCATAAGGCTATTTATGACAGGCTGTCAGGCTTTTCTTGGCTCAACCGAGGTGATTTTACTAGCGATGGACTTAGGAGTGCTGGTTTTTCTTTTGTCGAGGGTGAACTGTTGTTTTCGGGCGATTATAAGAGTGCTACCGACAACCTCTCCATTGAGGTTGCGGAGACTATCCTTCGTGAGTTGCTCTCGACCACGGTCTCTGTGCCGGGGTCGATCAAGAGTTACGCGATGGATATCCTACGCCCGATGTTATTCAACCTAGAACTTATGATTGATGATTTTAAGCCGACGCGTGGTCAGATGATGGGTTCCTTACTTTCCTTCCCCCTTCTGTGTATACAGAATCGATTGGCTTTCCTTTGGAGTGGCCATTCGATTGGGGTTGATTGTTCGGATTTCCCTTGTCTGATCAATGGCGATGATATTCTGTTTCGTTCCGGTCCGCACTTCGGTGCGCACTGGATGTCTACAGTTAGTTCATTGTCACTTGAGGTCGAGCGAAGTAAGACTTCTGTTTCTGCCCAATTTGGGTCCCTTAACTCCACACTTTGTGTTCGGAGGGGATGTCGGTACGTTGTCGTGCCGACTGTACGAATGGGCATGTTACGGGAGTCAGAATCGCTCGATTCTCTCGCGCGGGGTTTTGATGATTTTATTAGGGGTTTGAAAGGAAATTACCGTTTTAGGGCGGCAATGGCCTGGTTTAGCTGGAACATAGGAAAAATTCGCCCGCTTGGGCTGACTACGTATGACTTGGGCTTTAGAGGCCCTCTTGCGTACCGAGCGACGAAGAAGTTTGGTCTGAGTACTAATTTGACTCACCAACCGGTTCCAAGTCTTCGCATTGAGAATGGACTTTCTTTAGAGGCCTCCGGGTGCTCTTTTGAAGATCCCGATTCTCTTTCCGCAGAGGACAAGGAGGTCAATTTATTAGAGTTAGCCGCGTGGAAGTGGAGAACAAGTTTTGTTGAATCAGAAAAAAGTAAATCCGAGTTGAAGCTCAAACTAGCTATTTCAGCATTGCGTCGTGACGAACCTTGCTTCCGGGCCCTTCTCTGGGGTTCTTCGGCAGGGACCGTCACACGTGCTTTGCTTAGCGCCAAGCTTTTCAATCGGAGGATCTTAAAAAAAGAAAGGGGGTTTCCCGTCATGTGCCCTGTACGTGGCGTGTTGCCCTCTTATGATGAGGCAATAGCGGAGGAGGTAGACGTCGGCTCGGTCGAGCCTAAGTCAAAAGTGGACACGAAGTATTAGCGGGGTCGTTAGTAGGGCTGGGAAAGCGACCGGTCCTGGGCTGTAATGGCGCCAGGGTAGCCGAGGCAGACCGTGTTGAATTCTTGACCTCCGGGTTACCAGGACCTCCGGGTACCAACGGTAGTAACTGAGATATTAGACTAGGGATATGGCCTCCGTGCGGCGTACTTCGTGGTGAGGCGGGCAAAGTTCCGCGGCTCCGAAAACAAATGGAGTACTTTTAAAGAAGGAGTAGGCGTGTTGTAGGACACCTGAACCTTTGACTTAGAGAC